ACCGAGTCAGTGGCTGTTGCGCTTTCTGCGATCAAGGCCAAGTAAATTGGGGTGGTCGAGACAGAATCCGTGGCTGTAGCTGTCTCAGCTACATTTGTAGCAAAAGTCTGCACCGCAGAGTTTGTCTCTGTGGCTGTCGCCGTTTCACTGACCGCACCCAAGAATGTAGCTTTGGCTGAGATTGCGTCTGATACTGAAGCGGTTTCCACCACCGGCGCATTGAATGTGCTGGCAGCTACTGTGTCTGAGTCCGTGGCAGTTGATGCCTCTGATACGGCTGAAATAAATGTCATTGCCCCAGAGATTGAATCTGTGGCTGTGGCAGTCTCAGCAATTGCGGACACAAAATTCTGCGAGGCAAAGAACGAGTCGGTTGCCGTAGCTGACTCTGCAATCGTTGTGGCAAATGTCTGAGCCGTTGAGATTGAGTCGGTTGCGCTTGCTGTCTCTGTAACAGATGCTGGGAATGGCGCAGATAACGACATCACATCCGTGGCGGTAGCTGCCTCAGAAATTGCTGCGTAATACTCTAAAAGCGAAAATACGCTGTCCGTCGCTGTAGCTGTCTCTGCTATGAATGCGTTGTAGACAGAGTTACTAAGCGACGAAAACGGGGCTTGTGAGAATGCGGATATGCCGAACACTCGTCATGCCCCACTCATATTAAACTGCTGCCAAATCAGATTCAGCAAACCAGCGTTGTTGAGTATGACCGTTGACATCAGTCCACTCAACTAAGTAGGACACGTTGCCGTCTTCATCCATGCGCATCGCTATTACCGGGCCTTGAGGAACAACGCCAGACAGCTTTACGACATCGCCTTTTTTGAATGTTGCCATGATTAACCTGCCAAACTGAGTGTGTAAGTGACGTTGAGCGTATCGCCTGAAACAACAGCGCGATCACCGGGGGATGTAAAGTCAGAAGCTGAGTACAGCGTGCCTGTAGAACCACTCTTGGTACTGTTACTAATCAAAAAAGCGCCGCCAACAGTTGATGTTGCGTTGATGCTGTACACAGCAGGAGAAGCTGAGTTTGTAGCTACAGATGGGTTGGCTGTGGTCGGTGTGGCAAATGTGCAAGCAGGGCGGGTTGCTTGGCTGTAAGGAACAACTTCAGTCCATCCGGCATGTGAAGCCATAGTATCGCCAGCGGCAGGACTGTTTGAAGCGCCTGAGCCGTACAAGCCAATATACCAAGTGGCGGTGTATGCACTGCCAAGGAAGTACTTGTTGTTCATGTCCTGCAAGCCTTCATTGACGACCAAATTGGGGCATTCAGCTTCCCACTTCAGATTTCCGTCTTTGTCAAAGCACTGCATTGTGTAAACACCTTTGGCGGATGCTGTCTCTCCAGCTTCCAAGGCTTTGGTGATTGCGCTACCGATAATATCGGCGGCTTGGGCTTTTTCTACAGTTGACATTTGTCGCTCCTTAAATAAGTCTGATGAGTGCGGATGTGCTAGTGTTAGCAGGCATCGTCACAGTGAAAGTATTGTTGGATGTTTTATCGTTACCGAAGTCCAACACACAAATTGCGCCATTTGCTCCAGCCTTGTAAATCAAAGCCCCACGCGCAGTAATCTGCCCCGTCCATGCTGGGGAAGAAAACGAAACATACGTAACGCTACCAGAGGCAGTCGGCTCTGATGTGACTGTTGCCGTTACAACCTGCCCACCTGCGGTGTAGTCACCACCTGTAGATTCACCTGTGGTTGTGTACTCAGTCGTGGTTTGGCTCAATGTGGCATCGTTGGTGTACAAGGCCAAATAGAACGTGTCAGTGGTCAAGTTGATTGACGCATCAGCCAGTCCAGTGCGCAGTGTGTTGCAGGAGTAGTTGCCTGAGAAAGCCATCAACGCACCCCGTTATTCTGAGGTAGCGGAGCCACACGGTACTGACCACTGCGGTATGCGTCACTGCGTTCCAGACCATCACCCAGACGTTGAGCCATCGCAAGTGCTTCTTTGTACTTGCCGTCATACAACGCCATCATGTCGGTTTCACCCTTCATGTAGGTGTAGGCTTCAACCAGTGTGCCGTACAGCAGCACGGTGTCAAAGTTGTCGCCCAGCCATGTTGTGGATGCTGTGACAATTGACTCGGGGTAATAGTAGTAATGCAACTCAACATCGTAAGCCGCATCAGGCGTTGGGCCAAGGATGAAGCTCAACTCGTTTGTCACAACAGGGGTCGCACCCGAGGTTGTGGTTGGGCCAAACAATGCGTAGTACTTGGGAAGTGCGGTGTCTGTTGGCTGTGGATACGCCTGACGAATGAAGTTCACGTCCTTGTTCAACAAATACTCGTAGCTGCCATCGGTGTTGATAACCGCCATAGAGAATGTGGACAGGAAGTCGCTGGGGCAGGACAAGTACTTGTTTCCAGACGATGTAACCCCCGTCACGTTCTTACGCAACGAGGGGAACTGAACTGTGTTGTAGATGCGTTGCTCTGCCTGAGATATGAACGTGTTCATATTCGCCGTGGGTACGACGTTCTCAGTGTAGTCAGTGACCGCAACTACAAGCTGGGCGTAATTCATGCCATTGGGCCTCTAGCCATCAAGCCTTTGGTTGCCGCGCCAGTGCCACGGATTTTGATACCAGTTGTCTTGGTGGGTGGGTAGTCTTGGCTACGGGTGTTTGCCACAGACACGTTTGCTTTGCGCATGGTCTCTTTTGCTGGCTCTTCGCCTACAACTACGCTTGCGACTTTCTTGGGTACTTTGTATGTTGCCATGTTATTTACCCCGTCCGGCGCTGCGCTGGTTCATCACCTTCGCCATGTTGCGACCATATTTCAGCATGTCACTGTTGGTTTTGCCACCAGCCTTGAGCTTGGTCATGGGCTTGCCCGGATGCAGCTTCTTTTCGTGCTTATGCACTGCGCCAGCAACCATCTTTTTGTCCTGTGCTAAATCTTTCTTGTCCATTATTGACTCCTATGTTACCGTTACCGTGACTGTACCAAGTTCTATGGCTAAAACCAAGTTATTTGGCGTTAAACCATCGTCGTTTGCCCGTGATCCACCAACTGGATACCAACCCCACTGGAAGATGCGACTGCCACCTTCAACCGTACCCGCTCCGTCTGGCCCGTTGCCTGTCGGAACAAGCTGCAAACCATTCGTTCCTGAGAACACATAGCTGCGGTCAGGACGGGGATTCCTCAAAGCCTGCGGGTCATCCACTGGGAACATACCCAACTGCAACTGCGGCTGATCTGGATCCCAGCACTCAGGACAAACCAAGAGGTTGTAGTTCTTGGTCTTGATGATCTCGGTCTTGAGAATGCTCAATTTAAACCGTTGGTCACAGCGGTCGCACTGGGCAATTGCAAACTTACCACTGGCAAACCTGTTCCCCATTAAACAAATCTCCCTTTGGTCTTACCACGGGAGGCTATGCCATCGCCACGGCTAGAAGCAGAAACTTTGCCGCCTTTTTTGTAGGTGTCGCCAGCAGCGTTACGTCTTTCTTCGGCAACATGATCGGCAATGCCCATACCCATTTCGCCGCTAATATTTTTGGAAGCTCTCTCTGCTGAACCCAAAAGCTCCCGCTCCTGCGTTCTTAAATCTTTTATCTCTTTACGCCGTTGCGTTTGTTTTTTTAACTCTTCGTAAGTTGCTTGACCCTGTGGTGTTTTATAAAATTTCTCACTTACGGCTTTATCTGCCTTTAACGCCTCTGGGCTAGGAACCTTTGATCCATATTTAATATTGGCAATACGCTCGCGAGCAGCCGCAGTTTTCGCCGTTTGTTTTCCTAACCCCATAAAGCCCGATGCAACAGCTTTGCCCGGGCCGCCAACCAAATACTCTTCTGGGTATACAGGCTCAATTGCCTGCTCCTCTGCGGTTGGAAGGCGGCGTGTACGAGCCAAATTCTCGTTATGCTTCTCTAATACGCTTTTGTACTTTTCAGCCATCGTTATCTCCCAATGTAGGTTTGGCGTGGCACAAGTCTCAAGGCGGCTTTCTCATGATCTTCATAAGCTGCAAGCTCCCACGCCTCGTCATACTGGGCTTTGAGGAACGGGAGACGCTCTGCGCCCATAGGAACTTTTCCAGCGATGTAATACGCCAAGCCCGCCGCCATACAGGGGATAAAGCGGAAAGGCACGTCCATGATGTTGACACCGCCGCCTGCGTCTTGGGTGCGGCGCAAGCGCCAATACACAAATTGGTACTGCTGTGCATTGTCTGGGGTAGGCCAAACGGTGATCGCGGGGACTTGTTGCCAGTACACAGCGGTGTTGTCTGCGTGGCTTGCGGCAGTGGTGTTCTGCTGGGC